AATTTGCTCCGTTGTGGTGGCACTCGGTTACTTGGCACCATCGTTTGCACAAACCAGAGGGTTTGGGGTTCCAGACATCTACCTCGAAGGCTTTCTCCATCTTAGCATAGTTAGCCAACCATTTGCTCCATAGAAGTTGCTGTGCGTCAAACTCATACTCGGCCTTGACTAGGCTCTTCGCGATGACGAACAACAACCCTGCATGTAGCTTGGTGACTTCGGGGTAGTGCTTGAAGATAGCCAGCGCCATCAACTCAAGCTGGCCTTTGTCAGCGTACTTAGCCGACTTGCCTGTCTTGTAGTCAATGATCCAACCCACCCCAGTTTCTTTGTCTATGATCGCAAGATCAACGATGCCACGGAACCACACATCTTTAGCAAAGAAACTGCACGGCTCTAGGTCAGCGGTCAGGCCCAGCTTCTGCTCGACAATCTTCTCACCCTTCTTGTTGTTAAGGGAATCCAGTGTCGGCTTGATGAAGTCGAACTTGGCAGGGATAGGAGTACCTTCACCTATGTAATCCTCACACGCCTTGTGAAAATCAGTACCGTAGCGCATAGCGTCGGTCTCTTTGAAAGGGTACTGCTTGAGTACCTTCTCATGGTAGAACTGCTTGGGGCACTGTTCGAAGGCTTTGATCCGACTAAACGACCACGGTGCTGCTTTACTCATTCACATTCTCCATAGCTTCATCTTCGTATTTATCGGTATGTCGTCGATAGGAGGTTATTGAGTTGTAGGTGTGCCCACACTCATTACACACCTTACCATGATTACTTATGTGGCTCACAATGTGCTCCAACCGCTTAAACTTTTGGTAGATATTTTTATTGGGGATAGCTTCCCTTACCTCTTTCCAAGTACACCCACGCATACGCATACTGCAAACTGTCCATATTTCTTCGCTAGATAAACTCATTTGCCTCCCCCTAATTTTTTGTGTGCGGCCACTAGCGCTGCGTCGTATGTGGCTTCATGCTCCTCCTTATATTCGTCGTAGTCGTCCCCAAACAACCGCTCTAAGTGAGGTAGTAGTGCTAGTAGAAGCCCCTCGCGTGTTGGCTTCGGTCCTAAAGCTTCTACGTCGCGCAGCATACCTAAATACTGATCCTGTTCCTCGGGGGTCGTCGACTTGAATAGTTCAAAATCCGTCGGCAAGTTACTCATTGGGTGGGGCTATCTATGAAATGCGTCTTGGCCACACCTGCCTCTTCTAGTGCGGCAGCTACTTTCTTCGTGCCTAGATTATAACCTGCATAAACCCCCTGCGAGAATACCCTATACGCAACTTCGGCGAACTCGTCGCGCTCTATCGTGGCATAATCTTCCGGCGCGTTTTCCTGTATCAAATCCAAAGCAAGCGTAAATTGCTCTAGGCACAGTGCGGCAAATTCTTCTTTAGTCATTCACAATCTCCATATGATTTTCCGAAACCACTCTCGCAGTCTACGGGTAGACCTTCGGCCCAGTCAGGCGTCCAGCGCATGCTCTCTTCTACAAACGCTCGCGCTTCGGGAACGTCAGCGTCGGGCACACAGCATAGAATACTATCGTGTACTGTCAACGCTACTTGGTATTTCTTACCTATACGTAGCATTTGTTCACCTATGATGCAACGGGCTATCGCTTGGCACACGTTCTCTATAACCTTGCCGCCGTAAATACGGGACCGCATACGTCTGGTTTTGTAGGTGTATTCCACACCATTCTCAGACTTCTCTGCGTACAATTCGGGGTAGTAAATGCGCAGCCCACTCGGCACGATGAGGGCTTGGTTCTCGGCATCGACTGTGATGACGCCCTTCTTGCCGAACGACATGGCCCGATTTTTGGCGAGGTTCTTCACCATGTTGTTAGCATCTCTCCAGACTTGGCTAATCTTGAAGTTAGCCTCACGGTAGATAGAGATAATCCGCTTCGCCTCTTCCTCGGATACTTCGAACCCGAACGACTTCAACTGCAGACCGAACTTCTCAGCCCCCATGCCGTAACCTGCACCCAGAATGGTAGTCTTACCGACGAACCGCTGATCCTTGGTCACGTCTTCTACAGCCACGTTGTAGATACTAGACGCCATATACTTGTAGACGTCCTCACCTCTGGCGAACTGATCGACGAGATCATTCTGCCCTGCGAACCACGCGAGTACCCGCGCCTCGATTTGAGAGGAATCGGCTTCGACAATGGTGTGCCCCTCGGGAGCGACGATGGACTTCTTTAGCTTCTTACCATTCGGCCCACGACTAGGTAGATTTTGCAGGTTGATCTTATCCATCCCGCCCCACCGACCAGTGTGCGCTGCGTAGTACTTGATCGGCCCCGGGAGTAACCCACGTTTAGCTATACCTATGAACCTCTCCGTACGTGTTTCCTCTAGGGTAGACTTGTTACCCATACGTGCCGCCACCAAGGTTTGCACTCTATCGTCCTCATGCTCCAGCAAAGCCTTGAACTCTTCATCGTTCTTGGCAAACGCAAACGTCTCTTTGCCAGTTGTAGGGCTGATCTTCATAGGCGGTATCACGTCTAGTTCTAACAACATGCCAGCGAACTTAGGGTTCGACATGAGGTCTTTCTTGTCCTCCACCCCTGCCTCCACTAGCAGTTTATCCTTGCGGTCCCGTGTCTCTTCTAGGTGCTGCTCCAACATACCAATGTCTAGGTCCAGCACTGGGTGAATAAACATGCTTAATGTTGCGTGGATTAACTTTAACTCTTGGCGGGGGAACTTAGCCCCCATGATCTTGAACAGCTGGTAGGTTAACTCAACATCTTGGATGCAGTACTCACCGTATTTCTTCGCTTCTTCTGCAGTGAAATCGGCGGGGCGTTTACCTTTGGCTGCAAGTACCTCGAACCCTTTCTCGCCGATACCGTAGCGTTCCGACAACGCTCTGAGCGACGCCGGTTGGTCAACCCCGTGCAAAGCTCTACCCATGCACATCGTATCGAACCACACTTTCGGCTTGACGTTGTAACGCCAGCTTAGGATAGCCCCGTCGAACATTGTGTTCTGAGCAACGATACCTGCATTAGAGAAGTCTATGCGTTCCAGCACTGCCTTGATCTGGTCAGGGTCGTTCATGTACTTCGTAGACTTGTCGTTCTTCTTAATGGCAAGTCCGATAACTTCGAAGCGTGGATCACGTACGTACGCCTCTGTCGTCATCTTACTCAGGGAAAACTCCTGATCGTAGTAAGTCTCGAAGTCGAGTGTATATATGTCCATTACTTTGCATCCTCTTCCGCGAGGGCCGCTTTGATTTCTTCTTTTGATCCACCGCATGATCGACCCGCCCAGAAACCTTCTTCCCGTGCCTTCGCCAGCTTGGCTTCTAGTTCCTCTTCCGCGTAGTGCGCGTCTACTGCGGCTTCGACCATGTACTCTGAAAAACTTTTGAACCCTCCAGCTGTCATGCGTTTAACTATCGCGAAGTACACCTCCTCAGTCATACCACGCGCAATGTGTTTGGTTAGGCTACCAATCTTGAACGCAGGGTTGTTCATTATGAGCGTCATGCGTTCTTCGTTGGTGTACACTTTACGTGCATCGACCACGTCGCCACGCTTCAACGCCCTGTGGACTACACCGATTACGTTTTGGTATGGCAGTCCCATCTCTTGCGTTATCTCTATCGGGCGCTGACCATCACGGTACCGCTGTATTATCTCTAGGCTTTGCAACGATAGGCGTCGGCCTTTGGAAGATAATACAGGTACTCCTGCGAACTTATGTCTGTTCCGTGTATCCCATGTTGAATCTGTCATTACTATTCTCCTCGCATCCATTTTAGGTCTTTGAGTAGACCCATTTTATCTTTGGTAACTACTTCTAGTTTCATGGTCAGACGAGCAACCTCTGTGCGCTGCTTGGATATCTTAGCCCGTAGTCGTGCGTTCTCCTGTTCAAGCACTGCTACGCTGCTCATGTCTTTGGCCTAGCCTTGGGACGTATTGTCCAGCCAGATGCCGTGTCTGTCTTAGTGCACTGGGCCATCGAATCGCTGTACTCAGCCAAAATCGTCGGGTAAATCTCATCCATCGCATTGGCACATGATGCCTGATCACGAAACGCTATCTGGGAAACGTAAGTGTCGTCCTCGAACGTGTACGTCAACACAAGTAAATGCCAGAATATCATGCCTGCATCTCCTTCAGCTTGGCGATGTAATGCTTGGCCTTACCAGCATCGTCGCTGTCCTTCTTACCCTGACGGAGCGAGTACTTAATGACGTTACCTTTGAGGAACCCGATAAACTCTTCGGGTGTGAGCAGGGACTCCATCACGGCCCACGGCTGCAGAGCCATGTCCTTGTAGTGAGAGCCGCCAACCTGCTTCGAGTTTGCAGGTACGTCTTCTCGCCAGTTTTTAGATGATATTCTGCTGAACATCTGCAGGATAAACGCACGGTCTAGCCCTAGCTTCTCAGCCACTTCCTCTGCGGTAGCTTTGCGGTTCCGTACAAGGTACTCCCACACCTGTGTTTCTTTTTCAGTGAATACGTTGGTCATATTTTACATCCTTCTTTGCGGCGATTGCTCACAAACTTTGTTAGGTCATCCTTGGCGTAGTGGTAACGCTGGTTGGCCGAGGGTGACGAATCTACAGAGAGGTACTGTTGCTGCCAGAAATCTACCTGCTTCCGTAGGAACCGTAGTTCTGCTTCGAGGGCGGGGGTCAGTTTGCCTTCACCCATTACATTGAGAACCATGAGGTTTCGGGTGCCCACAATACAAACGATGCTTTCTCTTGGGTTCCTCTGGCCCACACTTGTGCCTTAGAAATCTCACCCGTCATGTGCATGCGGCTCAATGTTTGCTGCATATACAAGTCTTCTTCGCCCAACGCTTCGGCTAATGCGGGTGCAGTTTGCGGGAACTGATTAGCCTCAATGTCGAAGTAATCCACGATACGATCTTCGAGTTTGGCCACTTCAACACGAGGTGTCGGTGCTTCGTCGGTGCGGGGCTGTGATGCACTAGCATCGGCTATAGATACCCCAACAGCTTTCCACGGCGTGTCCTCATGGGAGCTACCGAAGTTAGGAAGCATTGTTAGTTCCCGCGTCTGGTCTTCTTCGATGCCATATTTGCGCGCAACCTTTGCGTTGATGAATACTTGTTCACCAGTGGCTACACGGATGCCGAAGGTTGTGAGAGTTTCTAACTGTGTTTCGATGTACACTGTTTCAGTAATCATATTGTTAGTAGTCATAATAATAATCCTTTGGATTTGGTTGTGTTTATACGTTTACCCACGCTGTGAGCACTTCTTCAGTGTCGTGCATGTTTTCTTCATTCACGACCCAATCAAAACCTCCTGCAGTCCTGATGTCTTCTAGGTTCTTCTGCTGTAGTGCGGTGGTCTTACCCTTCCCCGCTTTACATTCGATACCGAAGAACAATCCTTTGTAGCAGGCAACGATGTCAGGTACGCCGCTGCGACCGAACCCTCCAGTGACAGGGTAAAAGTAGTACGCCCCCATCTTCTTTAGGTAGTTGACCACTACTTTTTTGACTTTAGCTTCCGGTGTTGTAGCCATTGGTTTCTCCATACCGTAGTAACTGGTTTCTGTGATCTGGGTGGGGGACCGTAGCCCCCCAAGGTAGTGAGGCACTACCTAATCTTGGTAGACCCAGTAAGTTGATTTATCTATTCTACGTCCCACATCATCAACTTCTTCTGTTGGCGGAGTAGGATCGGTCATCATTAGAACAGCGATACGTTCTTGAATCCAAGATGGCGTCTCGTTTATGTTACTGTATAGGCCTGTACCTGACGCGTCAATACTTCCGAGGTCGAAACACATTATTTCTACCCGCCCCGTAGTAGGATGTACCGTCACACGGTATGTTTTATAGTCTGGTTTACCCACGTTATGCTACTCGCACTTTACATAAAACATATTCTCGCCAGCCCGATACCCGACACCTGCCACATACTGACCTACGCCGACCATAGACAACACAGAGATCGGACCCATAATATGCTCGGGTATATCTCCTAGTGTGTACTTGAACGCGGTGTCCTCATCTAAACCACGTACGCTCAGTAAGCTACTAGTGGATGGCACGTCTGTGTATCCTCGGAAGTGTTGAGTATCGTCTACGGTAATTATCTCAACGAACGTCAGTGGTGCCTCCGCTTGCTTCTTGATCTCCTCGTATTCCTCGTTTGCGGTGAAGGTCGCACGTAAGTTCTGCTCTAGGTTCTTGTCAAGGAACTCATAGCCACTATCCAGTAGGTGCTTTAGCTCGTTCTGCAGGGGGTTCGCCTCTAACGCAGTGTACCGACGTACTTCTAGGAGGTTTCTACCCCTAGCTTCTCGGGCGCATGCCTCTGCTCGGTGCCGTGTCTCAATCTGTACCTCGTCGGCCTTACTGTACATTTCCCGCTGCACCCGTGCCATCACCTGTTTAGTGGTCCATGGACGTAGGTATTTTGCTGCGTTCTTAACACCCTTGGCTCTGTGCAGGGCACTGGCCATATTCTCTCTGTCACCATAGGTGTACGTGTTGTTGATTATGTTAGGTGAGAACACATGGTATCTATCTCTACCATCGCCGCCATCCATATAATCACCACACGCTATGAAGCCCATTGCGTAGGTGTCTTGTGGTCGAAACACCCACAAAGCCTTTTGGTTCAATCGCCCGAACTCAATACCACGCATCTTCTCCTTTAGATCGTGCGCCATATCCATCACGCCGACGTTGACGTCCGATATACATTCATCCTTTTGGATGTCCTTAACTAGCGTTGCTTGCAGTGTCATATTACTTACTCCCTATACCCTTAGTTACGAACCCGAGGTTCCTGTTGATCCACCTATTGTAAAGTGTACGTACTCGGGCCAAGTCTTCCTTGGTCTCGACGGTTTTGACCGCGAAGCTGCGTTCTGCGAAACTCCAACCCTTATCAGTGCAGCTGTGCGAAGTCGCGAACTCTACCCATAGTGATACCCGCAGTGGGTGCTCGTCGGCGCACACGATCGCACGAGACTTCATCTTTTCGAGGGGTGTGGTGAGCCAGCTGTACCGATTGTCGAAGTGTTTGGCGATGTCAGCACTGCGCGCCAACCGATAGTCGTTGTCCTCTAGTGGTAGCAGTGGCGACATGGCCATACCCCACTCGAAGAACGACTTGATTGCGTCTTTGTATTTGGCTTTCTCTGCTTTCTT